ACTTCTGGAGCTGGTTGAAGACGTTGGTCGCGGCCTCGGCGCTGCCGGTTACCGTTTCCAGGGACGCGTTAAGGGACTCGAACTCTGCGGACACACGAACAACGTTCGCGCCCACCACCGTCAGACCAAGGGCGGCCAGCGCACCCTTCAGCGCGCCGACCATTGTAGCCGTCTTGGTGAGGCTAGTGTTGAGCTGCTCGGTGCTTTTCGCCGCGCCCTTGGTCGTGTTATCGAATTGGGCGCGAACCTCGCGGAGAGTGCGGCGGAGGTTTTCCGCGTCCGCCTCGAGCCTTAGGACCAGCTTGTCCAGTTCCACGGCGCCGCAACTCCTTCAGCTTGGCCCGAAGATCCTTGCTCACAGGACCGTCCGGGAACTGTTCCTTGATTTTGCTCATGGACTCGAGTAGGTGCTCCTGCTCGGTCCTGGTAAAGAGGCTTGAACCGTCAGCCTCGTCTTTCTTGCCGGTGTCGTGGAACTTGCGCAGCCCCTCCGCTGCGCTGGAGAATTCGAAGTACGTCGCGTCCCAGAAGGTTGCAGGGGTCCAGTGGAGCTGCCCGAGCGCCACCTCCAGGAGCGTTTGCCACGCGTCCCGGAGGAGCGGTCCGGGTAGCTCCCCCGTTAGTTTCCCCCTTCGTCCCTCGTCAGCGTCTCGCGCTTCGCGCCCTGGAACGACCGCATCAGGAAGTCGGACAGTGGCTTGACCACCGGCTCGATACCGTGCTCCGCGATCAGGTCACCGGCCTGGCGCACGGTGAGCGGCTGTTCTTTACCGTTGCGCGTGGCAGCGGACAGGATGAGCGCCATCGTGCTGAGCGGCATGCCCATCTGGGACAGCTCCGCGGCCAGGGCGATCATGCCCTTACCAGTACCGGCCTCGATGGCCTGGATGTTCGCGAAGGTGGGACGCAGCGTGTACGTGCTGGCGGAGCCGTCCTCACCCTCCAGGGTGAACTCGACTTCGCCACGCACGGTGTTCGTGTTCGCCATGGTATGTGTTCCCTTTGTCCGGTGTGCCGCTTACGGCACGTAGTCGATCTCGCCGCTGGACTCCAGCGACACGGAGAACTGCTCGGCGCCGTCGAACGCTCCGTTGCGCGCGAAGGACGTCACCACGAAGTTGCCGACGAACGAGTCGCCGTGACCGCTGACGATCTGGCACTCGATGAACGTCCGGTCCTTGGCCGCTGTGAACAGCAGATCCGCGCCGGTGGTCAGGCTGTCGAAGATGCCGTCGCCGGACACCGAGAACGACTGGACGCCACCGTCCGGCAGCATCTCGCGGAACCCGTTGGACGCCGAGTTGGTGATGTCCACGGGGTTGTTGTTGATGGTCAGCGAAGTGGTGCGGAGACCACCCACTGTCTGGAAGGTGGTCGGGGACGTACCGGCGGCCACCTTCAGCAGGAACTCCCGGCCGGGCTTTGCGACGATCGAGGGGCTGTAGGGCACCGCTCTCTCCTTCACGTTTGAGGTGCAGACTGCGCCGTTAGTTGTACCCGACACGAGCGCTCGACACCACGCGGGTATTCCCGTGGAGGTCGCAAGAGTAAAAGGACGTGTTGGATCAATAGCTTAACGCGTTGTTCCATACCCCTTAGAATTGCACCTTTTTATTCAGAATCGCCACCTAACCAATTGGTTTACCTGGACAAATTCTGCAAAATTATACCGATTATACCGTTGGCGAAGGAAAGTGAAATTGCAAAACACAAATTCCTTTACGTGTAGGTATGTGCAATCCCAAAATTTGCGCCCTGGTAAACGCAAGCGGGGAGGGGCACCACCCTAGCGCCCCTCCCCGTACACCGCACCCACGCACCAAATAACGAGGGAATAAACAGCTATTTACGCTCGGGGCTGTACCCGAGGGTTTTGCGGTCCCCCTTCAGGTGGTCCAGCCAGGGGTTCAGCGGGCTGACCGTCAGCGGGTGACCGTTGGTCGTGCGCACAATGTCGAACACCCGGAGCTCTGGACGAGCCTCGTCACACACCTGATCGTAGACGGCGCAGTCGTGCCACTCGGGGAGCTGGAACACCCGCCCGGTCGTGTAGTAGTTGGCCATCCTGGCCAGCACCAGCCGGCCGGCGACGCCGCGGTAGCCCACCACACCGGTCTCGGTATGCTTGCGCTTGCGGGCTAGGCGCGACGTGTCGTAGCCTGGCGGCAGGATGAGGTCCAGCACCTCCGGAGTGATGGGCGCCAACGTGCGCACGTCCGCGTCGAGCCAGATCAAGCGGTCGTGGTTGTAGTGGATGGACGCGTGGTTCTGGGCGAACACCTTGTGACTGAACTTGACCGCGTCGAAGCGGTAGCTGTAGCCGGTACGCAGCTCCTTGGACCGCCAACCGCTGAAATGTTCCCGACCGCTTGCGCGGCGCGACGCGTGCCGGTTCTTGAACGAGTGCAGCGCCGTGTCCTGGCGCAGATCGAAGGTGTGCCAAGGACCGTCGTGGTACTCACCCTCATGGCAAACCAGAAGCTCCGCGCCGCTGTTGCCCCAGAACCAGGACCAGCATTGCAGGAACTCCTTGCCGTACTCCTCGTAGCCCTTGGCCGAGAAGGACGTCACAACGAGCGTGGTCATGCGTACACCTCGCGGTCGATGCGAGCAATCCACTCCGGGTCGTTGGACACGACGACCATGGAGGTGTAACCACCGCCCTTAATCGGGTCGCGACCCGGAAGGAGCAGCGCGCGACCGCGACCGTAGTTCTCAACCACGCGGTTGCAGCCGTACTCTTGCGTGCTCACGCGCAGCCGGTCGTTCAGGCCCACCCCGTCAATGTAGAAGTCGTCGAGCACGACCACGTTGTCGCGGGAGATCACGGCATCGAGATCCGCTTCGATGGCCGAGACCCGATGGTCACCGTCCACGAACGCCATATCGCACGGCGCCCGCTTACCGTGAAGCGTGGTCTGCGTGCGACCGACGTGGAGCGTCACCTGGCCCCGCCCGCGCATGGCCTCGGACAGGTTGCGCATGGCCTGCACCTTGGTCGGAATGCCCTTGCCGTTGTGGACCTTGACGTGGAACTCCTCGCTCTCCGTCTCGAACACGTCGTAGCCGATGTAGTGCATGTCACCACGCGTCTGGAGAACGGTGCGAATGACCTCCGCACCGCGGAGCCCGGTGTGGACACCGACCTCGATGAACGTGTGCGGGCTCACCAGACGGGCGATTCGTGATAATGCTTGGTAGCGTTGTGCCATGGAAGCATCCTTTCCCGGAAGTGTCGCCAGAACCGCCCGCGCATCAAGTCCTTGGGGCACCACTGGCAATAAGCCAGGTCGGACACGATGCCGATACGAGTTCGGATGTTGAGCTCACGTGGTTGTTCAAGCTCCTCGAGGGGCTGGGAGTACGGGGCCATCGGCCCCATTTGTGCAAACGCCGGCAGCCCCATGACGGTTGCATCGATCGCGCAATTCGAGTGGCGCGCCACCACGGCCCAGGCTTGACCAAGCACATGGGTCAAGGACTCCGTGTGCGGGCTGAAGATGGTGCCCGGGATCGGTGGTGCGTCCCGCCAGGCCGGTTTCGGTCGGTAGATGATGGGCCTGTTGCTCACATTGCGGATGCGCGCAATGACCTCATGCTCCCAGCTCTGCACGTCCATGCCCAGCACGGTCATCGCCTTAATGGACAGGCCGCACAGGACGATGGGGGCATTCGCACCACGCCCGCGCGCCCACGGTGCGGGGCTGACACGGAAGATGGTGGCCCGATCGTCCGGCATCCCGAATCGATAGTAGTTCGTTGGGTGGTAGCCGTTCATGGCCACTCGGTAGAAGCTCGCCTCCGGGATGCGCATCCGGGACCGACCCCAATACGGCAGGTCCCAATAGAGCCAGGGCTTGCCCTCCTCCGTCGCGCGGTTGAAGCACGGGTCGAAGGTGCGGGAATAGGCGACGTGGACGTCGGCCTCCGGTAGGTAGGTCGGTCCCTTGACCGTGATCACCTTGTCTCCGAACATCGCTGCACCGTCAGTGAGGCCGCGACCAATGACCACGCACCGCGGGTTCGTCTGCTCGGTGTAATAGGCAATCAGCACGCGGACAGCAACCGGCGGAACGGTTCCCCGCTGGCCAGCTCCTCCTTGTTCCACTGTGCCCAGGCGAGCGCAGAGAACACCGACTCACGGTCACCGGGCACCCACGGTTCGCCGGGTGCGACCGCCAGCTCGCGGGTCATCAGCGCTTCGCTGTAGGCGACAACGGGCAACCCGTGGACGAGGCACCAGCTTGCGGCGTTGCTGGTCCAGGTGACGGCAGCGCCCGCCCGTTCGATGTCCTCGAGCAACGGTGTACCGCTCCCCTTGGGGCGCAGGAACGCACCGTGCGGTGCGTAGTAATCCAGGATCTCGTTCGCCCACCCTGGCGTAGCGGAGCGGTTGTCGTAGGGGTGACCGGTCTGGCCCAGCACCATGTACGGTGCGTTGAGCCTGGCGCGCCAGGGGCGCAGCGGGACGCCCCACGACGCCCACCGCTCCGGCCCACCACCCACGAACCGCGCACCACGTCCACGGTTCCAGGAGTTCAGCTGGACCTGATAGTAGCGCTCGCCTTCGATCGGGGTGAGCCATCCATTCTCCAGCACCACCACGACCCGGCTTTGCTTGGCCAGGCGCTCGCGTGGGGAGCGCACCCACGGGGACCACGTGACCAGCACGTCCCACCCAGACTCGACCACGGGTCGCAGCCCAGCCGCACGCACGCCGGCGTCGACCTCGCGCCACGGGTATCGGTCGTCCCGCGGGACCATGACCAA